GTCGTGCCACGTCTGCGTCTCTGGCGTGAAGTATTCGCCCTGGAGGTCCTTGGTCTCCGAGTTGGCAAACAAGCACATCACGCCCCCCACCACCGCGCCCGCATCATCCTGCGACAGAATCTTGACGGCCATCAGGTCGGAAACATCGACAGTCTCCTCCGATTGTCCGTCTGCGGCCTCTTCTGCCTCTGCCTTGATCGCTTCCTGCTCCTCTGCCTGCTCTTCCAGCTCTTCCGTCACTGTCTCTGTCATCATATGCCTCCCCTGTCGCAAAAACGGGCCTTTTCAGCGCCTTGGTATCTGTTGCCCTTGTCATCTATCACGGCCTGCCCCAAATCATCGGGAAATAGCCTTCTCGCAATCCTGACACAAGCTGTCATATTTCTGGCACTGTCCCCAAACGCAAACGCGGCGCCCCCAACGGGTCTCCCCGCTGAAAGCGCCGCGTTTCTCCGGTCCTGGCACTCTGGCTGGTTATGGTGGGCCAGCGTTGCTATGCGATTGTCCTAGTCTATGTAACGATCCTTACCTCTCCCGGGTATTATCGTGACAAGAACTGCGATAACGCCCCAATGCCACCGGCCAGCCAATCAAGCAGGCGATTCAACCCCAGTGCCTCATAGATTGCGTTCCCCAAGTCCCGCCACGCATCTACAAACTCATCAATTGCATCTTTTGAAGTACGGTACTTTCTACTTGCAAACCAAGCATACTTGGCTAGTTGGCGCGGCTCGACATCGCCTGCCGCAATCGGCGCGGTTTCATTGGCTAATCTCCACCATTCGTCAAAGTTCACCGCAGCACCTCAACCCTACCATCCTCACCCTCAATCTGCATCGACCACACGCCCGCTAAGTCCCCGTACTTCACCAGCGTGATCGTGTAGATGCCATCGTCCAGCGCTTGCACCCGCCGCGCCAGCTTGACGGCCTTCGAGCATAGGTCCTCTGGCGCGACATTGGCTGGCTGCGTTGCGGTCACGTTGTCAAACATTGTCGGCCCACCTGTTCTCAATCCCCCATTGCCTCAGTAATCCGAGCCATCGCCTGCTCGAAATACCCGTTGACCTTGCCCTGCTCCTTCTCGACCACTTGCTGCGCCGTCTGCCACCGGCCCGCGTGAAACGGTGCTTGTTTTGAGCCTTGGACAAAGATCGCGTAGGGCACCGTGTTACTCACAACGCCCTTAATACCGCCCCCCGTGCTGTGGACCTTGCCTTTCCACAATCGCCCCAATGTACCCGTCTGGCCCTGCCATCCCCCCTCACGCATCTGAGCGAAGAACGCAGCCTTTTGCGCTGGCGTGGTCATTGCGGCCCACTCTCCCGGCGCCGGTCCGCTGTTCGGGTACTTGGCAACGCTATCCCATATCCGGCTAACAGCCTTTTCCATCGCCTGGGCAAGCTCGCGCTTAATAGTCTCGTCCGCCATGTCCAGCTTGCGTTGTAGCTCCTCCAAGCCCTTGATTTCAACGCGCAGTGTCTCGGTCATCAGTCCACCACTGGAGTCGTCCAGCATCTACACCGAGGATGAGTGTCCCCAGGATTGCGGTATCGCTCGCCCGTCTCTGGCGATACGAACATATGCCCAACTCTGGCGACTTCCCCATCCAGAGGCTCGCAGATAGTGCATACATCCCCATCCCGCGCTGTATTCCAGCGCTTATACTTTATCACTTCGCTAGACCGCCACGTCTCCTCATTGGCATACGCAAAGGCCCGCGTTGTTTCTGTCACCGCAATCATCTTGGCCCGCCACGGCGCCTCAAATATGCTTGTCATTCGCTTCTCAAGCGCTGATAGCGGCTCGCCAGCCTCAATCCAGTTGACAAGATTGACACGAACCCGCCGCTTCGTGGTCTTGTCGATGCCATCGATAAGGTCGCCCGCGTGTTTCCGTGCCCAGTCCGCTACGTCTGCGTGTACCCCATCCCGGTCAACACTGATGGTCGCTGGCATGGCCACGTCAATTGCGTTTCCGACTGCCGTGTGCATCATATCCTCAATGCTTGGCAACAAAACCCCGGTAAGCGCCTGCGTGAAGTCCTTCCATACAGCCAGCCCCAACACATCATTGACTAGCCCTTTCCCCTGGACCTCTCTATGCTCTCGCAGATATTGGAGAAACTTGTGCCCAAACTCGCGCCAAACGGCCAACAAATCGGCCTCCACCTTCTGCTCAAATTGCCGCTTCGTGTCCGCCAGCGAGTCCTCTCGCGTCTCCCCCGCCTTGACGCCCTCATGGGTAGCCCTCCCACGCATCCGCCAAACGAAAGGGGGCTGCATCAGCAGCCGTGCCTCCTCTGCCATTCCCTAGCGCGCCATCGAAAACCGCCTCAACCGCTTCCCGGTCCCCTAGCCCCACAAGCGCCGCCTTCACCTCCTCCAGCGTCGCCCCTGGGATATAGTCACTCACGAACTCATAAGCGCCTGGGTCGTTCCCGTCCTCTACCCGCCGCAACGCCACGCGACGCCACTTCTCCAAATCGTCCGTGGCCGCCTTCGTCAGCGCCATCATACCCGTTGGCCCCATCGGTGCCGTTATTCCCCCCAGCGCCAGCACGAACTGCGCATTCGTCGCTAACGGCACTGGCAAATCAGCGATCGTCTCTGCCATCGGCCCCTGATACTCTGTCTCGCCCCGCGCCAGCCGCGCCTCATTGAGCGTCCGCGTCGCCTGCGCCTGCTGCTGCTCCTCCAGCCGGAGGCGGCGGTCGCGTGGCCTGATGTCCTCAAAGCGACACACCAGATTGTCGCCGTAGCGCGGCTGGAGGCACTGAGCCGTGAGCTCATCGTGGAGCCAATTCAGCATTGGCCACACCGCATTGCGAATCAACCCGGCCTCTGCGGCCTCGCTGTTCGCCCTAGTTGCCTCTTTTGCCCAGTAACCGGCAGGGACCCCGAATACACGGTCGATCTCTTCCCGTGTAAACTCACGCCCCGCCAGGAATTCCATATCCTGCTGGCTGGCCCCCACGTCCTTGGCGTCAAGCTGGCCAGCCCGCGCCACCACGTACCGCTTGCGCTTCTCGACTAGCTCTCGCAGCAAATCGGTCTTCGCCTGCTCGTAGACCTCGCGGTTCAGCTCGGCCGGCAGGCTGATGATCTGGCGCAGTGGAGACCCCGCGTCATAGCTGTCAGCGTTCCATTGCACCATCTCTAAGTCCGTTTCCATCGCCATCCGATAGGCGGTCAGTGGCGCCAATCCCCGGTGATAGTCAAACGGGTTGGGGAACCGGAAGAACACAACCTGTTCCATCGGGATCGGGACCGACTTGCCCCCATGGCGCGGCTGGTAGGCAAAGTGAGAGATGTACTCTTCCTTGTCGGGAATAGGCCGCATCCTGTTCGCCGGGATCGGGACCAGCGCCTTAAGCTCGCCCGCCAGATCACCCACCTGCCACAGATATGCCTCCCCGCGCAACAGCAGCCAAGTTACCGTGTACTGGATCACGAACGCCTTGGAGAAGTGCCGATGCGGCCGCCGCATCAGCAACTCGAATGGGTGCGCCTCAATCGCTTCTAGGTTTTCGCCCATCTGCAAATAGACACCCAGGTCAACGCCCGCGCACTCCCTGCTGATGAGCTGGATGTCGCTGTAGACCCAGCTCGATTGGAGTGCCAGCCGCTCCTGTTGCTCGCGTGTCCAGGAACCCCAGCCCTCGACGTTCTGCCCGCCGATTGGCGCCTCCCCCCCAAACGCAATCGACAGAGGCACGGCGCCGGCCTTGGTGTAGCCTAGTCGCTCAAGCGCCTGCTGTAGCCATCTGTCGTAAAATGCCATAGCACCGTCCTATGCAAACCCCAGCTCACCAAACCACGCGTAACCGCCAACCTGATCCACGTAAGCCACGGCGTAGCGCATCGCATCCATTCCGTGATCGTTCAGCTTTCTAGGCTCCTCATACTCGGCCTTGCCCTCTCGCGTCTCCCGCCAGACATAGCCTGGAAACTCCTCAAGTGTGCTGGTTGGCTTCTTGGCCTCTTCAAGCGAAACATCCAGCTCCACCAACGCGCCCCGCACAACAAACAGGCGGGGGCTGCCGTCGTCGTCATCCCGAAGCCGTTTCTGAACCGCCTGAATACCCGCCTGCACCGTCTTCTCTGCTGGCCTGGTGGATATGCCTCGACTCTCTAGCGTGGCTCGCCCCTCTGCATCGTGATCGCAGATTGTGGCCTCGATGCTCTCGTTTCGTGACAGATCCTTTATGTCCTCTGCGTGATCCTCAACAAGCCGCCGCGTATGGTAAATCTCCCGGTACAGATACATCCGACTGTCGTTGTCCAGCCCCCACCACTGGCAAACGAGGGGGTTAGTGTAGCCAAAGTCAATGGCCCGAATAACACGATGAAACTCTGGAAGCCCATCCCTCTCAAGAACATGTCTCTCATCAGAGAACTGGGAATAAATCGCGCCCTCAGCCTGCACCCATTGCCCTAGCACCAAGCGCTTGTACTGGACACCCGTCAAGTCCTCTAGCCGCTCTCTGTATGAATCCGGGTTATGGGGATTGTCGGCATTGCTGCTATAGTACACCGCCGCCTCTCCCCCATCCATCAGCCTGCGCTTGATCCAATGCGTCGGCGTGTCTGGGTTAGTCGAGAGAATCACCTGTGTCCACGAAGACGCTGTGCCACGCATCCTGGCCAAAATCTCATTGTAGTCCTCCTCGGTAAAGGCGTTGGCCTCCTCCATCCACACAATGTCAAGCTGCCCCTCACCACCGATGGACCGAATGGCTTCTCTCTGTCGAGAGTCGCGCATACCACCCGCGTAGATGATGCTTCCGTTGCTGTAGTGAAAGGTGCGATCGGTTGCGCGAAAGTTTACGCGGCTGTCGTCTTTGATGACCGTGTAGTTGAGGAACGGCACAACGCTCTTGCTGGCATACTCGTAAGCCTTGCGCAGAACCAGCCCGGTTGTGCCCGGATAGCGGAGACAGAAGCCGTGAACCTTCTCGGCGGCCAGTCGACTCTTGCCGCCACCCGCGCTGCCCGTTAGAAGCAACGTGGGGCTCGTATCCTTCCAGGGGTCTATTTGCCACTCAAGCGGTTGGAAAGGTGCGATTATCTCAAGCGCCATCGTCCGCAGGGGGATCAGGCCACTGGTCTGGATTGGCCAGGATAGTGTATCCCTTGACCTTCTCGCCTCCGCTGGTCACGTCCAGCTCTCGCGCCTCGACCTCCCGGAAGTCATCAGGGTAGCGAATCTTCAGCATACGCATGGCCCAAGCAGGATCGCTGATCGTCGCGTCACTCACCACCTGCAACCAGCTAACAGCGGTATACGCGTGAGCCTTCTCCATCGCGTCCAAAAACTTGAGGTAGGTTTGTTCATTCTTGGACAAAACTGCGTCAGGGTCTTCTTCCAGCTTCTCCAGTGCCTCACGGCCCTGGCGCATCCAGCTGTAATAGCTGGCATCAGACACGCCAGCATAGGCGCAAGCGATGTCAATCGTTGCGCCTATGCTGATGGCGGCCTCAAGGTCGCGGATTGTGCTGTCCGTTAGCTTGAGCTTGCGTCCACAGCGCATGGGCTACTCAGCGCGTAACGGATAGCCACGCCTGATCGCGCCGGGCCTCAACCTAATCTGCCTTGACATTGTCTCACCTCCTCATCTAATGTTATCCCTGCCGCGGAGACCGACCGGCATACCCCGGCCATATCCCCTAAGCGGCAGGTTGATGGGCTGAATGTCAACGCCCATCAATCGGGCCACTTTAAGACCATCAAGGAACCTCTCGCCCAGGCCAGTCCAGCGGGCCTTCTCAAGAAATTCCTGCTTCTGGCCTTCACATTGGAAACAAAGCACTAGGTAATAGTCCTGGTCATTCGTGATACGGTAAGCGTCTCGTCTCTCCGCACGCTCGTCTAGCACAGCCTGGAGTGCCGCGCTCACCTCTTCGTCAGCGTCCGCCTCTAGGCCCTGGGCAAGCGTAGGATCAGAATCAAACGGGCTCTCAATCGCTGGGCGTGTCAACGAGGAGAAATCGGGCCGCCGTTCACCTCGTCCTGGCAAATCAGGCAGCTTGATCTTGCTGCGCTGCTGCAAGTCATCCCTCTTTTCAATCGTCGGCTTCTTCACTGGCCCACCACCTCATATCGAAACATCTGCGACTCAAGCAAAGGAAACCACGCTAGGAACTTCTCCCAGTCCTCTGGATAATGATCGCGCACCTGCTTCAAGCGGCGATAACTCATGGTCTCCGTCGTCCCACGCCAACCAAACATCTCATAATCAGCAGGAATCGCCACGTCATACCGCTCGATAATCTCGCATATATCGTCAATCTTCCAATCCCAGATCGGATAAAAGAAACGCCGTGCCTTTGTCCCCAGCACCCCGGTCTGGTCAATCAGTGTCATCCGCAACAAATTGTCTGCACGCCGCATCCCCATCGCGCACCAAGGCATCGGGTCTGTCAAACCAGCATCATAAGCAATCAAGTCGTCAATAGTCTCAAAGCCGAAAACAGGAAACTCAAATGCCTTGATTGTCGCCCAGTCCGTAGGCGGCATCCAGACACCGTTGACCAGGAGATAGTAAAAGTGCGGATGGGGGAGCCTCATAATGTGCTGGCCAAAGAACTCCTCATAGTATCGCAGCGCTCTCTCCTGATAGCCCAAGCCCGGCACCACATACAGCGTATAGGGCAGAATCTCAAAGCCGTTTTCCCTCAAATAGAGCCAGGTAGCAATGGCATCCTTGCCCCGCGAGAACGAAAGGAGCACCTTGTTTCCGCGCCACTCTCTCGCCAGATCAAGCAAGTCCTGCCCAATCAAAAAATCCTCACTGCCTGGGTAACACTGGCGGCGATCTACCCAATCCTTGAGCCTGCTCATCGTGGCCATGAGGACACTATACCACAAGCTGACTGCATCTCATGCAGATTGTTGCATCTCATGCAGAAACACTTGCCGGAAGGCACCAGGGGCGTGTCAAAGCAACAAAAAAGGGAGGGTTTCCCCTCCCTTCATGCTTCCCGGCGTCTCTGCGATGATCTAGTCCTCACCTCCCTCCAAAATGTCCTCAAGCGTGAGGCCCGTCTCCCAAACACCTGGGCGGCCACGTAGCGGGTAGAACGGGAGCGACCGAGGAGACCGAAACACGTAGCCGAACGGCCCCACAAACCAGCGTGATGGGTAATCCTCCACGACGTCCACGACATCCACGACTCCCACGATCCCCCCAGCGTCCACGTACTCAGGGAGCGGTATCCCGTCGTCGAGACATTTCCGGACGACATAGGGAGCGTCCCTGTGGAGCGTCTTGCTGGCATGAATCAGGAGCAAGCCCCGGTGTGCCGTTCTCCATGTGCGGTTTTCCACGTCCTTCCAGCCGTTTACGATTAGCCATGAGTATGGCTGTCTGATCGACAATGCCTTCATGCCCGTTCTCCTTTCCTCATGCTATTATTGGCCATTGCCTGCCCGAGCCCGAAAGCCCAAGCCCCACCCTCAATCTGCTCCTTCGTAGCCTTGCCCTGCCACATCAGGTCTCCGTCGTAGTAGATGCTAATGGTTCTGTTGTCCTCTAGCAAGGCCAAGACTTCGATACCGTTTGCCTCGTGACGTTTAATGAGCTGTGCCATTTTTTCCTCCAAGCATAGAGGGGAGGAGCCCCAGCCCCTCCCCTGCGATCCTCTACAGATAGACTGGCCGTGCTGTCTCCGATACTCCCCACTCTCCAACACTGGCGACGTAGAAAGCGGGCTCCCCCTCCGGCACCGTCTCCTGTTGTAGCGTATTGATAAGGTACGGACGGCCCCGATGCGTCTTCGGCGTCACGACAACGGCGATGGGCTCCGGTTCCGGTTCCGGCACCGTGACGGGCTCCGGCGTGGGTTCTGGTTCCGGCGTCTCTAGCGGCGTTTCCTGCGGCGTTTCCTGCGTGGGTGTGGGCTCATCTACCGAGACCGTCTCTGGCACGTCTACGGCGTCTTGGGCAGCATCCTGGGCGGACTGCGGGCAAGGATGATACTTGTTCGGCACTGTGACCACGATATCGGCAGCAGCGAACTCGTCACAAGCCCAAACCTCGGCATCATTGTCTATCGGACAAATGGCCCCGATTGCCTGCCCATCTACGTATACGGCCAGCTCTGGATTGCTTCCCACGAATCTATAGTGTACTTGCCGACGGCCAGCCTTGCCAGCCTTGCGAAGCAGAGCGGCGAGGAAATTGCCATTGTAGGTGCTGCTCTCCCCATCCTCTGCGACGAATTCCACAAACTTCCCGATTCCCCGGCGTTCCGTTGGCCTTACCCGTGTAGGCCAGCAGGGGCGGCCATTGCCGGCCAGGATGGGAGCAAAAAAATCTGTTTCGACAACCTCATCCTGCCGATCCCGATCCCACTTGCTGGGCCGTTTCTCTGTGGGCTCCTTGAAGATGATCACATAGCGATTTGACCAGCCCACCACGTTCCCCTCATTGTCCTTGACCGTGATCATGCGGCGTTTGGAGGCCCGATCCCACTTGAGCAGGGCAATATCGGACATTCCCGAACGTTTGGAGAAACCGAGGCGTTCCCCACGTTTGACAGTGGAGCCATTCAGGTACTTATAGAGAAAATCCGTCTCGAATCCGTAGTCCTGATCCATCGTTTTCCCCTTATGCTTCTGTGAGCAGTTTGCCGTATTCCGGCAAGACCCCTCTATTGACCAGCTTGGCATATACAATGTCAAGTAGCAATTGAGCCCCAAGCCTATCGTCGTGAGCGATGCAGGAAAGGCCCATCGTGGTGACGTTCCAAACGGCGATCAATTCCCTGGTGGTGAGGCTTTCCAACTCTTTCATTTCCCTGTCCTTTCCCTTCCCTCTCATTCCGAACTAGTCAGATTATACAGTATAGCGTATTGCTTGTCAATAGTACAGTGACACCCTTGAGGCAAATCCGTGTTGTAAAATGTCACCTTTTAGGCAACACTACTGTTGCCTTAGACATTACATTTTACAACAGCAACTTGCCCAAAAGGGCACACTGTATCCTTGACAAGCGTTGCGGTATAGTGTATACTATAATCAGTCAGGGATAAGATGAGCAAAGGAGACAGAGAAATGGAAACAACCCCAGTCGTCAACTTAGCAAAGTTCCCGGAGAATCCCAGCGATATGTATAGTCGATACTACTACACCGTTTGCCTGATGGACGGCCCCGACGTGATCGGCAGGGTTTACCGGGGCAGGGACCAGGCAGCAATGAGAACAATGGCCGAGGCAATGGCCAGAAACCACAATCTTGAGCTGATAGACGAGACTTGCTAGCTAGCCACCGAGGCAGTCGGGAGGGACTGCCCCGGAAGCTAGGGAGCAAGCCCTAGGATAGATAAGGAGAGGCGATGGCCAGGCGGAGGTCGATTCAAGTAGCAATCGAGGAAATCCTTGAGGCTCACGGCCAGCTTGAAGCATTCAAGCAAGCAATGAGCAATAATGAGAAGTTCTTTCACGTCAAGTTCCATCAGGATGGATACCAGGACCTCACCATCGAGAAGGTAAGCCCTGACCGTGTAGCACTGGCTAACACCTTCGTTCAAAATGGCGATGTGATGTGGGATCCGGAGATTGTCTTCTCCTACGAACCTCGGTACAGCGAATGCCACTGGATCCCCGTCGAAATCACTCAGAGCCCGATGGGCGTCTACCGGCGGAAGTTCCTCCAGCGGAACGGCAGAACCCTCGTTGACACCGGTTTCCATCGAGCAGTCAGCCCCCTTGTGAGCGTTTGGGCAAAGAATCTTCGTTGGCAGGGATGGGACAAAGCCGAGGGGCATTGGGTGATCCAGTAGGCCCGTTAGTTGACCACCAGTCCCCACTGGAGGCGTGGGGACTGGGAGTCAGGGAATAGGCCCTGAACAAAGCAATGGAGGGAGAAATGCTGCAGCGAGACGGGTATGAGTATCATTGTGTCATCTGCGGGTATGGCATTCCGCGGGAGGACGTGGAACATGTCCTCACGGATGAAACTGAAGGCCCAGCATCCTACGGTGTAGAACACCCACACTGGATGCACCTATCTTGCGCCGCCGGGGAAGGATACGATGCGCCGCCTAGCAGCGGGTGGAAAGCCATCTGGCGCGAGTAGTAATCCCCCCCCCAGCCTAGCCCCACAC